CATACTTCTGAATATGAAGCTAAACAACCGCAACTTGAACCAAAACCAGCAGTTGCAGATCCACAAGGTTTACAATATGCACATCCTGATAGAGTAGAACCTCCTGTATTAATTTCATTAGATCCTAATCCTTTTCAATCAATTAAATATTCTGGAACTACTTATATAAATGTTTATGAAGAAAATCATGAAAGATCTACCGGTAACACTGTAAGATTTAGAGGCCCAACCAGTCCTACTGGTTTTCAAAATGTACCTTCTTTTGATAATGTTACTGATATTTCAAATGCAAATGGTTTCTCTATTATAGTTGGTAAAATAAATTCATCTGGTAATGTAAGTGATACTACAAATTATTATTATTTTGTAAGTACAAGTACAGCAACAACGGGGGGAGTGACGGGCGGCGGGGGACAATGTTCTTCTGGTCCAGTAACTTTACAAGCTTAATATGACATACGCAGAACTAACAGCAAAAATTAGAAACTACACAGAAGTAGATTCAAATGTATTTACACAAAGTATTATTGATGGATTTATATTAGATGCTGAATATAGAATTTTAAGAGAAGTAGATTCTGATAATAATAGAAAATATGCAACTGCAACTGTTGTTGCAAGTCAAGCATATGTAAACACACCTTCTGTAGGAACAGATCAAACTTTAATTATAAGAGAAGCTCAAATCATTCCAAGTGCTACATACACTGGTCCTAATGCTGTAGTAGAATATAGAGATACTGGATTTATTAATGAATATAATGCTAGTAATTCAACAGGATTACCTAAGTATTTTAGCTATTGGGATGAAGATACTATAGTGTTAGCCCCTATTCCAGATCTGGTATATACTATGCAGTTAAATTATATATTGAAGCCAACAGGATTATCTGCTAGTAATACAACATCATATTTAAGTAATCAGTTTCCCACTGGTTTATTATATGCATGCCTTGTTGAGGCATATGGATTTTTAAAGGGTCCAGCAGACATGATACAATTTTATGAACAAAAGTATCAAAGTGTGCTACAAGGATTCTCTATTGAACAAATGGGAAGAAGAAGACGAGATGAATTTCAAGACGGTTCACCTCAGATTCAAAAACAAGGATAGAAAAAAATTATGGCAATTACACAAGCAATACCAAATTCTTTTAGAGGTGAACTTCTAACAGGAACACACAACTTTACAGCAGCAACAGGAAACGTTTTTAAATTAGCTCTCTATACATCTGCTTCAACTATGAGTTCGGCAACAACAGTTTATGCAGCTACATCAGAAGTTGCAAATTCTGGTCAGTACGTAACGGGTGGTGGAGTTTTAACAAATGTATCACCAGTTGTTTCAAGTGGTGTTGCATTTATAGATTTTGATGATATTTCTTTTACTGGAGTTACTTTAACTGCAGCAGGAGCTTTAATTTATAACACATCATCTTCTAATAAAGCAGTAGCTGTATTAAGTTTTGGTGGAGATAAAACTGCAACCTCTGGAGTTTTTACAATTCAGTTTCCAGCAGCAACAACAGCAGCGGCGATTCTAACTATTGCATAATAGGAGTAACCTATTATGGCAAACGATAATTGGGGTCAACTTACCTGGAACACAGGATTTTGGGGACAACAAAATAGCGCTAGTGTTTCTCTTACAGGATTTCAATTAAATACATCAGAAGGTCAAGCAAACTACACACCAGGAGATGGTTGGGGAAGATTTGATTGGGGCGCTTTAGGATGGGGTGTTAATTTTGCTAACATTTCAGTTTCATTAAATTCACTTTCATTAACAACATCTTTAAGATCAGTAACTGTTTCAGCAGAAATTAATTCTGGATGGGGTAGATTAACTTGGGGTATAAATGGTTGGGGAATAGATGGTACAGTAGCTATTTCAGGTCAATCATTAACTACATCTTTAAATAGTGTAACTGCAATAGGAACAGCAGTTGTAACTTTAACAGGTCAATCATTAACTACATCTTTAAATAGTGTAACTGCAATAGGAACAGCAGTTGTAACTTTAACAGGTCAATCATTAACTACTTCTTTAAGAAGTGTAACTGCAATAGGAACAGCAGTTATAACTTTAACAGGTCAATCATTAACTACTTCTGAAGGTCAAGTAGATGTATCTCCAGATGCAAACGTAACAGGTCAATCATTAACTACTTCTTTAAATAGTGTAACTGCAATAGGAACAGCAGTTGTAACTTTAACAGGACAATCGTTAACTACATCTTTAAGAAGTATAACTGTAGCAACATTTACAAATGTAAATGTTACGGGACAATCATTAACTACTTCTTTAAGAAGTGTAAATGCTGATCCAGTTACAGATATAGATGTTACAGGACAATCATTAACTACATCTTTAAATAGTGTAACTGCAATAGGAACAGCAGTTGTATCTTTAACAGGTCAATCATTAACTGCTTCTTTAAGAAGTGTAACTGCAGGAATAGGTCAACAGGTAAATGTTACTGGTCAATCATTAAATACTTCTTTAAATAGTGTTTCTGTCATTGGTAATGCTACTGTTTCTTTAACAGGAAATACGTTGACTATAGCTTTAAATAGTGTAAATCCTCAAGTCTGGACAATAATTGATACCGGAACTACTGTAAGTTATACAAATGTAAGTACAGGAACTACAGCAACCTGGACGAATGTTGACACGGCTGCTTAAATTATATAAAATAAACATAAGGAATTAATATGGCATCAAGTTATTCTACCGACCTCAAACTAGAGTTAATGGTAACTGGCGAAAACGCTGGTACATGGGGTGATATTACAAATACAAATTTAAATTTATTACAACAAGCAATTGGTGGTTATCAAGAAGTAAGTATTGCAGGAGGAGCTCAAACTACAACTCTTGTAATGTCAAATGCAACAATATCTAATGCAAGAAATGCAGTTATAAAATTAATAGGTGTAATTACAGGAAACCAAATTGTAACAGTTCCAGATGGAATTGAAAAAACATATATAGTATCTAACGGCACAACGGGTGCTTTTACAGTTCAATTTAAAACAGTATCAGGAACAGGCATTACTTTTGCAGCAACAGATAAATCTGTAAAAGAAGTTTTTGCAGATGGTACAAACATTGTGGACACTGGAACAGTTTCAGAAACAGGTGTTCAAACTTTAACTAATAAAACTTTAACAGCGCCAGCATTAACTAATGCAACAGGTAGTTTAAGTTCTCCTACAATAACAACTCCAGTTATAGCACAGATTAATGATGCTAACGGAAATGAAGAATTAATATTTACAGCAACGGGTTCAGCAGTAAATGAATTAACAGTTGCAAATGCAGCGACTGGAAACAATCCAACTATTTCTGCAACTGGTGGTGACACTAACGTTGGAATTACATTAACGCCAAAAGGTTCACTTGGAAGAATTACAGCAAATGGTGAAACTAAAATATTTGGTGTATATGAAGGAGTAACAATTTCTACAACTTATGTAACTGCATTTACATATGATATACTTACACAAGCTGTTTATTTTCAAAACGTTAATTTAGGTTCTAACTTTACAGTTAATTTTAGAGGAGATGGTTCTAATGCTTTAAATGCTGCTATGGCAGTAGGTGAATCTGTAACAGCTGCATTAATCACAAAACAAGCTAACACAACATTTTACAACACTTCTGTATTAACAGTTGATGGTACATCAACAAACGTTACAGTTGTTTGGCAAGGTGGCTCGGCTCCAACAACTGGAAATGCTTCATCTAATGATGTCTACACTTATACAGCAATAAAAACAGCTGCATCAACTTACACAATATTAGCAGCACAAACTCAATTTAAATAAGGAGTAGAAAGAATGCCTTTATTATCTACAAGAGGTGCTGGTTCAGCAAAAGGATTTGGACTTACAGCTGGTGGTGCAAAAAAACCTATTGACGTTGAGTATTTAGTAGTAGCAGGTGGAGGTACAGGTGGATATGGTTATTATCCTCCTATAGAATATGGAGTTGGTGGAGGTGGTGGAGGTGCTGGAGGTTATAGAACAGGTACACAATCTTTACTAGCATTAGCTACAAATTTTACAGTTACAGTTGGTGGTGGAGGAAGTAATTCCATATTTGATTCAATTACATCTGCTAGAGGTGGTGATGGAAACTGTTATAATGGTCCCTTTCCTGGAGGATCAGGAGGAGGTGGTAATGGTTCACCCGTTGGCTCTAGACCTGGTGGTTCTGGTAACACACCAAGCACTTCTCCTAGTCAAGGAAATAATGGTGGTAGTTCAACTAATAATGGTGGTGGAGGTGGTGGTGCTGGTGCTGTTGGTAATAATGGTGCAGGACCGGGAGGAGCTGGCGGAGCTGGTTTGCAAAGTCCAATCACAGGATCATATTACTCTGGTGGAGGAGGTGGAGGTACAACAGGTAATACTAATGGAGGTGGTGGTGCTGGAGGTGGCGGATATGGTGGTTCTTTTAATAGTGGTGATTGGTTTGCTGGATCACCTGGAGGTGTAAATACAGGTGGTGGTGGAGGAGGTGGTGGCAATGTCGGCTACGATCCAACTCCAGGTAGTGGAGGTTCTGGAATAGTTGTTCTTAAATATCCTGATACTGCTACAATTTCAAATCCTGGTGGTGGGTTAACATTTACTACATCTTCTTCAGGTGGTTATAAAATTACTTCATTTACTGCTGGAACTGGAAATGTACAATGGAATTAATTAGAGGATAATATGGCACATTACGCATTTTTAGATAAAAATAATATAGTAATAGAAGTAATTACTGGAAAAGATGAAAATGAAGAAGGTATCAATTGGGAAGAACATTACGGAAATTTTAGAGGACAGATTTGTAAAAGAACTTCTTATAATACTCGCAGTGGTAAACATACACTTGGAGGAACACCTTTTAGAAAACATTTTGCACAAATAGGTTATACTTATGATGAAAGTAGGGATGCTTTTATACCCCCTAAAACTCTTAATAGTTTTATTTTAGACGAAGATACTTGTTTATGGAAAAATCCAATTTCAAAACCAATAGAACCATTACCAGATAATAAAAGATATTATTGGAATGAATCAATTACTACTTGGGAAATACAAGACATACCGACAGAGTAACCCTTTACAAATAATATAAAATAAAATATATTTTATAAAAAGAAATATGAATAAAAAAAATTTTAAAGATAAAAAAATAAAATTTGAAAATTCATCTTGGAATTTTGAATTAGATCAAGTTAATCTTTTTGCATTTTGGAATAACGCATTTTCAAAAGAAGAATGTCAAACAATTATTAATATAGCAAAAAAAAAGGGTTTAATTAAAGGAATAACTAAAGGTAATACAAAAGACGTTAGAGATAGTAAAGTATCTTGGTTATATCCATCTGATGGTATGGACTGGGTATTTGAAAGAGTAACAGACATTACATTAAACCTTAATGAAAGATTTTTTAAGTTTGATTTATTTGGATTAAATGAAGGATTTCAATTTACTAATTATGAAGCACCCTCTGGTAAATATGGAAAACACGTTGATAGAGGAATGAATATGATAGTTAGAAAATTATCTATTTCTATTCAACTTACAAATCCTAAAGAATATGAAGGTGGAGAACTTTATCTTTATCAAAGTGAAGAAGAAACTGTTATGGATAAAACACAAGGAACTTTAATACTATTTCCATCTTATGTATTACATGAAGTTATGCCCGTAACTAAAGGTGAAAGAAATTCATTAGTAGCTTGGGTAACTGGAAAACAATTCAAATAATTGAATATAGAAACAAAATTTTCTATTCATTTAAATAATATACTCTGGCCTACAGAGACACAAAAAAATACAGAACAATGGAATGTTTCAGGAGTTTTAAAGAAAAATTCTAATCAAGAATTTAAATTTGATGTAAGACCTATGTTTCAAATGCCTAATAATCAATTGGGTAAAAAAGGAACAACTTCTAGTAAGGCTGATAAAATAGTATTTGAGACGGATAAGGAATGGGTTATTATAGATATTCCAGAACTTCATGATTATGTTAAAAAACAATCTGTAAAGATTGTTCAATTTGAAGATTTGCTTGTTAAATTAGAATGGAATATAGTGCTTCCAAAAAAATAGTGCATTTATTAATAAAACCTATATAAGGAAAGGCTTATGCCTTTACAGAAGATACAATTTAAACCAGGATTTAATAAACAACAGACTGCAACCGGAGCCGAAGGGCAATGGATTGATGGTGATAATGTTAGATTTAGATATGGAGAACCACAAAAAATAGGTGGTTGGCAACAATTAGTTTCTAGCACTTTAGCAGGTCCTGTTAGAGACCAGCATACGTGGACAGCATTAGATGGTAAAAAATATGCAGCTTTAGGATCTTCTAAATTATTAGTTATTTATTATGAAGGTTCTTTTTATGATATTACACCTCTTGGTACGTTGATATCTGGAGCAACTTATACATCTACAACATCTTCTACAACCGTTACAATTAATTTAACAGGACATGGTTTAATTACCGGTGACTATATAATTTTTACAAGTGTTACAACTCCAGGGTCACCTTCAACAAGTTTTACATCAGCAAGTTTTACAACAAATACATTTCAAGTAATTTCAACACCAACAGCAAATACTTTTACAATTACTATGGCAAGTGCTGAAACTGGAACGGGTGTAACTGCAGGTGGAGCTTTATCAATGACTCCTTACGTTACAATTGGCCCTACATTTCAAACTCCAGCTTATGGATGGGGAACTGGATTATTTGGTGGCGTAGTTATTCCAAGTGTAGCAACTACATTAAATGGAGCAATCAATAATTCTGTTACAACTATTACTGTTACTTCAGCTTCAGCATTTCCAGCTACCGGAAGAATAGATATTGATACTGAATTAATTGCTTATACTGGAAAAACTGCAACTACTTTTACAGGTTGTACAAGAGGAGCTAATGGTACAACTGCAGCATCACATTTAACTGCTGCTGTCGTAACTAATGCAACATCTTGGCAAGATTGGGGTGAAGAGTCTTCTGTAACAACTGTTAGCTTAGCGCCTGGTTCCTGGTCGCTTGATAATTTTGGCCAGATACTTGTTGCTACAGTCAAGAACGGAAAAACTTATACTTGGGATCCATCTGCATCAGGTAGACTTTCTGTAAGAGCAGCTGTTGTAAGTGGAGCACCTACAAAATCTATTATGACTATTGTGTCTGATCGCGATAGGCATTTATTTGCAATGGGAACTGAAACTACAATTGGAAATACTGCAACCTTTGATCCAATGCTTATAAGATTTTCAAATCAAGAAGATATTAGCACATGGACTCCAAAAGTGACTAATACGGCAGGTACATTTAGACTAGATACTGGAAATACAATTATAGGAGCTATACAAGGAAAAGATTATCTTTTAGTATTAACAGATCAAGCAGCTTATACGATTCAGTATGTAGGTCCACCATTTACATTCTCTATTAGACAGGTAGGTACAAACTGTGGATGTCTTGGCCAACATGCTATGATATTTGCACAAGGCGCTGTGTTTTGGATGGGTTTTGGAGGAGGTTTCTTTGCATTTGATGGTACTGTTAAACAAATACCTTCTTTAGTTGAAGATTATGTGTTTACAACAGATGGAGATAATTTAGGAATTAATTACAATGCAAATGAAATTTCTTATGCATATCACAATTCATTATATAATGAAGTTGGTTGGAATTATGCAAAATATGGTTCTGCTCAAGTAGATAGAAATGTTGTTTATAATTTTGTTGAGAATACTTGGGCCGTTGGATCATTGGCTAGAACAAGTTATGTAGATTCTATTACTTATGATTTACCTTATGCAACTCAATATAATGCAACGGGTGTACCAACATTTCCAACCATTAATGGTGTAACAAATGCAGTTGGCTCTTCTATATATTGGTCACATGAAACAGGTGTTAATGAGGTTGATATTAATGGAGTTGAAACTGCAATCGCCGCTTATGTTAGATCAGGAGATTATGATATATCTGAACAAGGTTTAGGTGGAGATGGTCAGTTAATTATGCGAGTTAAAAGATTTATACCAGACTTTAAAAATTTAGAAGGAGATGCAATAGTTACTTTATTCTTTAGAGATTACCCAGCGGACTCTGATTCAACGCCTTCAACAACACCACCTTCTATTACAGGCCCCTTTACTATTACTTCAGCAACTGATAAAGTAGATACACGCGTGCGAGGAAGACAGGTAAGTTTAAAAATAGCAAATGATGCAGTAGATAGTAACTGGAGATATGGAACTTTAAGACTAGATATTGAAGCAGGAGGTAGAAGATAATGGCAAAAATTACAGCATACGTACCAGAACCTACACAAGAATATAGTGTAGATAATCAAAGACAAATATTAGAATCAGTTACTACAATTAAAAATCAATTAAACTTTGGATTTCAAAAAGATCTAAAAGATGAAATGGAAGCATTTACTTGGTTTCTATTTAGTGGACCAAAAGATTAATGGCTATCAATTATAAAAATCAAGGTTACGATTTAACCACATCAAGTTCAACAACAGTATTAACTATTAGCACATCAACCGTTGCAATTATAAAAGAAATATCAGTAACTAATGATGATAACTCAGCTCATAAAGTAGATTATTCTTTTTATGATTTATCAGCGTCCACTTCGTATAAATTTTATCATACAAATGTGCCAGCAGATTCACACGACAATGCAGTACACAATGCTCTTATATTAGAAGAAGGAGATTACTTACTATTTCAAGCAGATACGTCAAATGTCATCTCTGGACAAATCTCTTATGCTTTGTTAAGTAGGACTGGAGAAAATGGATAATATACCTAAGATAGAATGTAAGACAGTAGAAATAATAAAAAGTAAAAAAACTGGAAAGACATATAATACTATG